GCTCAATGTTTTAAATCCGTCGGTAGCGTCCGAAGAAATATTATTTTATTTATTAGTTGGACATCCTTTACCATACAACAAACACCTTGCTGTTAGGGGATAATTTGTTTGAGGTTTAAATCCCTTTTTTGCCCATTGTACTAATTCATCATATGTAAAAAATATTGCAGGGTGTATACCAGGAAATTGGTAATATTCTGCATATGTATCATATTTAATTTTCCCTGATTCGTAATATTTTTTTAATAAGTCGTCTAATATATCTGTCCTTTTTAATGTCAAACCATAATCGTCTAATATATCCTGACCTGGTTTAGTGTCAATTATTATTTTTCCATCATATATAAAAGGGTTCCAATCTTCATCCCATTGTTTTTTTGTAAATTCTTTTTGAAGTAATTTATCCTTAGATGTAAAGGGTAAATTAATAAACCCCTCACTAATATATTTCTTTAAGTCAAAGTTATCCATAATTTTACATTATAGGACATGAACCTTTTGAACAAAGGATTTCATGTATCGTTTTATTTACATTTGTATAATCATATGTAATTATATTTTTTCCTTCATTTAAGGTAGTCATATAAGAGCCTGGATTAGATGGTGTTGAAACAAAATCCCAACATAATAATTCGAAATCATCTTGTACTTCCATTACACCACCACTTTCTTCTAAAGAACCCATACCACGAGAAGATACACCTACTGTAACTCCACTTTTGATAAGTTCTTTTAGTATGTTACCTGAAGGGGTAGGTAATATTTCTATTTTACCCATTACATTATCTCCATCCCACCAGTATTCTGATATAAGATGTGATACATTTTTTAGGTTAATTACGGTAGATTCAGGATGATCTAATTCTCCCATTGAACGACGTTGCTCGATAAGTTCATTATATTTATCCATTTCACGATCCCATAGAGATTTTGAATAGTAACGACCATTACCATTTTTTACTTCAGCAGTAGCTAAAATACCTTCAACTAAAAGATTTCCACTCTCCTTACTAACGTTTTCAGTTAGTTGAGAAGGGGATATCTTCACAGTATGAGTTTCTATTAATAGTTTTTTGCTCATATTATTTATTTACAGCATAATCAGAAACTGATTGTCCTACTTGTTTAGGATCTCTTTCACCTGCGGCGCCACGAGTTGGGTTATTTTTTTCATTCCAACTTACTTCATCCATTTCATCTACCATTTCTTTTTTGGAATATTTTGACCCACAAGATTTTTCATAGATTCTTTCCATTTTAGCTTTTCTTCTTTCTAAATCTTTGATTTCTCTTTGCATTTGTTTCATCTTAGATTTATCAATTAATTCGCTTAGATTTTCATCTTCTTGGATAGAATTAACTCTATTTACTTTTTCAGTAATATGATCATGTAAGAAATCTAATTGGGCTTCCATTTTTACTTTTTCAGCTTCTTTTCCTATTTCTGCTAATTTACTGTCTATAGATTCTTTTTTCATTTTTTTCTTTTTATCTTTAGAGGCTTGTTTCATTGTTTCTTTTTTATCTCCGTCTCCGTCGATATCGGCAAAATCAGGTTTTGCACCTTCTGAGTAAGATACGGCTGTACCTTCATCTTCCATTTCATCCATAGGTAATTTTTTCTCTTCTTCTTTTTCAGCCATCATCTGACGAATAATATTTCCTGATTGTGCTGCTAATGAATTTGGGTTACCTGATGTTACTACTTGACCAAATGCTTCTAAAACTAGTTCTTTAGATTCTTTTACTAATTCCATAGCATTATCAGAATCTTTTAATTTTTCACTATACCCACTATAAGCATGTTTTCCATCTGATTTTTGAGTTTTAGCTTCTGTATACCCTAAACCTTTAACTCCAAATTGTCCTTCTTTTACATAGTGTAATGGGTCTTTAGCTAAGTTTTTAACAGCCAATTCCATTGCTTCATCTAAAGATAATTCTTTATTATAATTAATTTCTAACTGAACACCACTTAATACTTCTTGGGCATTAACATTATTAATATTTTCTACTTTAGGATCATAATCGTAATTATGAGAATCAATATTTTCTACAGCATCAGATACTTTATAAGAACCACCCAACTTATTGTCCATTTCGAACTTTAATTTAGGATCTGCTTTAATTTTTTCATCCTGTTCTTTAGAATTATATTTAACTTTATCTTCATTATTAACAAGAGGATCTAAAGTTCCACCTTCTGCTAAGAAATTTTCAAATTTAGTTTCCCAGGCTTGTTTATTTGGGTTAAAATCCTCAGATGTTAAATTTACTAAAGGTTTTAATGTTACTATTTGCCCTAATTCTTCGTTGATTAATTCTTTATCTTTTTTAGAACTAAATTCCTTAGATAGTTTTTTGAATAATTGATTTGGTGTATGTTTCATAATTTTATTATTGTAGTAATGTTTCTATATCGTTGAAATAATCGTTTATCATATCTGTGCCTATTACAACAGAAAAACTATCTGGGTTATCTCTGTAATATTTTATTGTTTCTATTTTGGCTAATTTAATTGATTTTTTAATACCATCAAATCTAGCTTCTAATTTATCAAAAGCTTCTATACGTTCCTCATGAAATTTAGATGCTTTATCTTCTTGTTCTTTAATATTACGTTTATACATATTAAAATAAATCTTTAACTGTCATCCCTGACCCTTTTTGGGTATAATTACCCTTTTTATTTTTGGGAACTAATTTATATTTGAATTGTTTTGTATATGCATTATTTGTGACTCCTTCAGGGCCTGCTTTAGGGCCTGGTCCTAATGTTGCACCTACTCCTTCTTTAACTTTTTTTTTTTATTCTGAAGGCATATGGTGTGTTGTAAGCACCCGAGGCACCAGAAGTAGATGTTTCATCTACTGCTTTTTTCCCAGTCATTGCTTTTTCAGCTGCTTTTTTTAATAGGGCAAGAGCTTGTTTAATTTGAGGTTGTGAACTAATAGTACCTGCTTCTTTATCCATTATTTCATCCCCTAAATCTAAAAGAACAGCAGCTAAATGATGGGGTAATTTAACGTAATTAGATAATTTAGTTTTATTTAAACTATTTAAATCAACAATATCCCCATCTATCCCGGTAGCTTCATCTATACCTTCCTCAAAAATTGCTTTTTTATAATCTTCTGGGTAGTTGTTTCTAACATGGGTACGAATTACATTTCTTAATTGTTTTGCTTGTTCATATATGTCTAGGAATTTTTTTATCACCTTTAGCTTTTTGATATACTCCTCTTGCGGTAGCAGCTAATTCCATAGAATCTTCAACTAATTTAGTTAAATTTGGAACATAATCAATAGACCAAGATATAGCACCAGTTTCAGGGTCCTTACCGGTAACTACAGATTTTACTCCACCATCAACTTTTACGTCACCTATTTCTATTTCTTTAAGTTTATATTTGTGTGCCATTTGCTATTTGTATTTCGTTTACTAATTGATAATAACGTAACAAATCAACTAAGTTATTATCCCCAACTTTATCTGTTTTCTTTAACTCAGTTAAAAATTTAGTTACTTCAGTAATTTTTACTTGAGTAGCTTTATCTTTAATATTTTTAGTTATTTTGGATAAGGTTGATTTTAGTTCTACAATTTTTACATTATAAAAATTTCTTAAATCTGGGGTTGAATCAACAGAATTAATATATTCTTTAAGAATTTGTTTTTGTGAATTAGTTAATATTTCGTACTTATCATTAAACTTTTCTAATAATACTTTATATGTTAAGGTTCTTATATCTTTATCATACTCAGAAAATTCTTCTAATACTGTTTGTTTTGAATCTTGTGTAACTTCTTTTTTAGTTAAGTGTTCTAATAAAGTTATTTTATTGTCTACTAATTGTGTGGGATTAGAAATAGAGTTTGAATTAATGTTTTCTACTAAGGTGTATAAGGCAGCTAATTCTTTATAATTTGTTATCTTAGAACCGAAAAAAGATTCTAGATTATAATGTTTTTTAATTTCATTAATTAAATTATACTTTTGCTTCTTTAAAGATTTTCTATTGAATTTAGTAGATGCCTCTAATATGGTATCAATTACTAATGTAGCTCTGCCTTCAGTTACCACTTTAGATTTAAGTATAGATTCATATAATTTATATTCTTTACCTAAAGAAGTATTAACAAAATATTCTTTTAAGATATCTATAGCGGGTGAGTTACTACCTTTAAGTGTATCTGCCGTGATTTGACGTACTAACAGTTCAAATAATATGCCTGTATTTTTGTACTTGGAGTGTTTTATTTTCATCAAAAAAATATATTTATTATAAATATGTAAAGTATTTTACTTCTTTAATTGGTTTTCATCTAATAGTGAAGTATTATCTTTATCTTCTTCAAATATTAATTGTTTTTTATTTAATTCTTTAAACATATCTTTATTTTTTAAATAAGTTATGCGGGCACTTTCAAGTGCTAATGGTCCTCCATTGAATTTAGGTTTAATAGAATTGGAATCATTTTTATCTGTATCTTTCATACGTTTAACTCCTAGCCTATCTTTACCAAAATTATCATCTTGTGTGTTACGTTTTACATTAGTGGTTTTTGGTCTACCTAATTTAGGATCATCGGCTGCGTATTCATCGGGGTTTGGAACTGCACCTGGGTCAGTATACATTCTTCCACTACCATACAATGAAGCTAAATCATGAGGTGTACCATATGATTTACCTGTTTCTACAGGATCATTACCTTCTGCTTGGATTTGGGCAATTCTAAATTTACGTTTAGCATCTTCTCTAGTCAGATCTCTATATTCATCATATTGATCTTCACTAAATTGATATACATTATCATAAATCCAATCTGATGGTACTAAACCTTGTTCTAATAAAGTACCAGCTAATTCCGTTTTAGATTTAAGCAATTCAATTTTTTCTTGTTCTAAAACAATAGATGGACTAGCCATATCTAATGTAAAATTAGTTAATGTTTCATCTGTATACCCTTGTGTGTATAGGTGAACTAAAGCAATTTTATTTAATTCTGATAGTATTATTCTTTGTATTCTTTCAATAGTACGTGCAAATCTAATATCTTGTTGAGCTAATGTAGCTTTACCTTCAACTCCCTCTTCATATCCTAAAAATGCTTTTGGTATTTTAAGTGCTGCAAATAATTTACCTCTTAAATATTCTACATCTTGAATACCATCATATTGTAGTCCTGGTGTTGTTTCTATCTTAGTAGTTGCATCATTCCCTCTAATTGGAATGTAGAAATCTTCTAACATATTCATCTGGTTATACTTTAAATTGTATTCTCCAGTTTTATTGTCTTGGAATGGTGTACGTTTAAGTTGAGAAATTGTTTTCTGCATAAACGTTTCTATCTCATTTGGAGGAATAGAACCAACATTCATGTAAAATATTCGTTTTTCAGGGGCACGAGCAATTCTATGTATTAACATTGCATCTTCCATTAAAACATATTGTTTGTATAATTTTCTAGCAGGTTCGATATAAGCTCTACCATAAGGGAGATAATTAACATCT